TTCTTGATCTTTTAAGTGAGTATGAAGAAGCCAAAACAAAAGAAGAAGCTAAAGAAAATTATCTATCTTTTGTAAAACAAGTCTGGCCAGCATTCATCAATGGAGAGCACCATCAAATTATGGCAGATGCTTTCAAAGATGTTGTAGATGGTAAGTTAAAAAGATTAATAATCAATATGCCACCTCGACATACAAAATCTGAGTTTGCTAGTTATCTTTTACCTGCATGGTTTCTAGGTAGATATCCCAACAAGAAGGTTATTCAAACAGCACACACAGCAGAACTTGCAGTAGGTTTTGGTCGTAAGGTAAGAAACTTAGTTGGTGACAAAGACTTTCAAAATATATTTGGCGAAGTAAAGCTACAAGCAGATAGCAAAGCTGCAGGTAGATGGAACACAAATAAAGGTGGAGAATACTTTGCGATTGGTGTAGGTGGTGCGGTTACAGGTAAGGGTGCTGATCTATTAATTATTGATGATCCTCATTCGGAGCAAGAAGGTGCTTCTGCGGATGCTAATGTATTTAATAAAACATACGAATGGTACACATCAGGTCCTCGACAAAGACTACAACCTGGCGGTGCTATCGTTATCGTTATGACAAGATGGCACGATAAAGATTTAACAGGACAAATTATAGATTCAAGTATTAAACGTGGTGGTGCAGATGAATGGAAAGTTATAGAACTTCCTGCGATAATGCCTTCAGGTAATGCTCTCTGGCCAGAGTTTTGGAAACTAGAAGAGTTAGAAGCATTGAAAGCAGAGCTACCTATTTCTAAATGGTCAGCACAGTATCAACAAGACCCTACGTCAGAAGAAGGTGCTATAGTTAAAAGAGAATGGTGGAGAGTTTGGGAAGATGAGTATCCTCCTCAATGCCAGTTTGTTATTCAATCTTGGGATACAGCATTTTTAAAATCACAAAGAGCTGATTATTCAGCATGTACTACATGGGGAGTGTTTTATGGTGAAGATGAATTTGATGGAAGAACCGCACCTCAGGTGATTCTGCTTGATGCCTTTAAAGATCGTTTAGAGTTTCCTGAATTAAAAACCAAAGCAATGGAAATGTATAAAGATTTTGAACCTGATGCTTGTATAGTTGAAGGTAAGGCGGCAGGTATGCCATTGATATTTGAGCTAAGAGCGGCAGGAGTTCCTGTTTCGGAGTATACACCAAGTCGAGGAAATGATAAGATAGCTCGTGTAAATGCAGTTGCAGATTTGTTTGCATCAGGAGTAGTGTGGAGACCTGATACAAGATGGGCGGAAGAAGTTGTTGAAGAATTTGCGTCTTTCCCAAATGCCTCACATGACGACCTTGTTGACAGTAGCACGCAAGCTCTGATAAGGTTCAGGCAGGGTGGTTTTATTAGTCTGTTTAGTGATGAAGAAGATGAACCATACAACGAAAGAAGGAAGGCGGAGTATTACTAATGGCTATAGATAAATCAATAAGACCTACAGAAGCTGATAAAGTAAAAAAATCCCTCAATGGTTTAGCAACTGAAATAGAAATAGAAGTAGAAACATCTCCTGAAGAAGAAGATGGAAGTCTTATCATTAGCTTTGAAGAAGAAGTTACAGGTCTTGAATCAGGATTTGGAGAAAACTTAGCCGAACTAATAGATGATTCAGAATTAGATATGCTAGGCTCAGAACTTCATGGTTTGTTTCAAGCAGATAAAGAATCAAGATCAGATTGGGAAAACACTTACGTTACAGGTTTAGATCAATTAGGTTTAACAATAGATGAAAGAACTGAACCCTGGCCAGGAGCTTGTGGTGTTTTTCATCCTCTCCTTTCTGAAGCAGTTATTAAATTTCAATCTCAAGCAATATCAGAAATATTTCCTGCCGATGGTCCTGTTAGAACTAAAATAGTAGGGGTCATTGACGAAGAAAAAGAAAAACAATCACGTAGAATTCAAGAATATATGAATTATCTTTTAACGGAAAAGATGGTCGAGTATAGAACTGAAACGGAAAAATTATTGTTCTCATTACCTTTGGCAGGATCAGCTTTTAGAAAAGTTTACTTTGATCCAAATATGAATAGACCATGCTCTATCTTTGTACCTGCTGAAGATTTTGTAGTTAGTTATGGTGCAAGTGATTTATTAACTTGTGAGCGTGCTACTCATGTAATGAAGAAAACAGAAAACGAAATAAAAAAATTAATGTACTCAGGATTTTTTAGAGATTGTGATTTACCTTCTCCCTCTCCTGATATTAATGAGATAACTGATAAGTATAATAAACTTACAGGAGAAAGTGACACTAGTTATGATAACGATAATCGTTACACACTTCTAGAAATGCAAGTTAATCTTGATCTCGTTGGTTTTGAAGATATGGAAAACGGAGAAGAAACAGGTATTGCTCTTCCGTATATTGTAACCATGGATAAATCTAGTAGAAAAATTCTTTCAATAAAAAGAAACTACGAAGAAGACGATCCCACAAAAGAAAGAAGACAACACTTTGTACATTATCAATATTTACCAGGTATTGGTTTTTATGGATTTGGATTAATTCATATGATTGGTGGTTTGAGTAGATCAGCTACTTCTTTACTTCGACAACTAATAGACGCAGGTACATTGTCTAATTTGCCAGGTGGATTAAAGACAAGAGGTCTAAGAATAAAAGGTGACGATACACCAATTATGCCAGGTGAGTTCAGAGATGTAGATGTACCAGGTGGCTCTATAGGAGAGAACATACAGTTCCTTCCTTACAAAGAACCAAGTGCAACACTCTATTCTCTTTTAACAACAATAGTTGATGAAGGTAGAAGATTTGCAAGTCTAGGTGATTTAAAAATTGCAGACATGAATAATGAAGCACCTGTTGGAACTACGCTTGCCCTTATGGAAAGACAGATGAAAGTAATGAGTGCAATTCAAGCAAGACTTCATTCATCTATGCACAAAGAATTTAATATACTTAGTGATATTATTGCTAAGTTTACTTCCCCTAGTTATCCTTATTCAGAAAAACCTGATGAGTTTGTTAAGGCAAAAGACTTTGATGGAAGAGTTGATGTAATTCCTGTAAGTAATCCAAACGCCGCAACAATGTCTCAAAGAATTATGCAGTATCAAGCCGCACTTCAGTTAGCACAACAAGCACCTGAGATGTATGATATGCCTGAATTACATAGACAAATGTTAGAAGTCTTGGGAATTGATAACATAGATAAAGTTATTCCTAATAAAGACGATATTAAACCTACTGATCCTGTTGGAGAAAACATGGACTTAGTAAATATCAAGCCTGTAAAAGCCTTTGAGTATCAAGATCATGAAGCTCATATTGCTGTACATATGGCAGGAATGCAAGACCCTGAAATTCAAATGCTTATTGGTCAAAGTCCTTCAGCAGATACCATAGCAATGGCTACCGAAGCACACATTAGAGAGCATCTAGCTTTTCAATATAGGAAAGAAATCGAAGCAGAGATGGGCACACCATTACCTCCTATTGGAGAACCTCTTCCATCTGATGTTGAAAAAAGATTATCAGAACTTGTTTCTAAAGCTGCTGAGAAAATGTCTCTTCGTAAACAACAAGAGGCTCAACAAGCTGAAGCAATGGCTCAAGCAGAAGACCCAATTGTACAACAAAGAACTAGAGAGCTTGATATCAAAGAAGCTGATATTATGCGTAAAGCAAAAGCTGATGAAAACAAAGCTCAACTTAATAGCGACAAATTAAAAGCAGATATCATGAAAGAAATGGTAAAAGTTAAATCTAAAGAAAAATTAACAGGAACAGAATTAGGTGTTCGTATTGGTGAAGCACTTCTTGAAGCATCTATTAAAGATGGTGATGCTGATGAAAAAGGATTTGCTGAAGGAATTAAACTAGCAATAGAAATTCAAAAAACAATCGAAGAATCTGAATCTAAATCAAAATTATAATGGTAAGGAAAGCATCTAAACCAATAAGGAAAACTACAAAAGGAAAAGGAGCTAATTACAGACCTACGAAGTCTGGTGCAGGAATGACTGAGAAAGGAGTAAAGGCTTATCGTAAAGCTAATCCTGGTTCTAAGTTAAAGACTGCTGTTACTGGTAAAGTAAAGAAAGGTAGTAAAGCAGCGAAGAGAAGAAAATCTTATTGTGCTAGATCAGCAGGACAATTAAAAAATAGTTCAGCTAAAACTAGAAATGATCCTAACTCTAGGATTAGACAAGCAAGAAGAAGATGGAAATGTTAATATTAATTAACCAAAAGGAAATAATACTATGAAAAAAGCCAAAGGAAAGACTCGTATGATGGGTGGCGGTAAAGCTAAAAAATCATATGCAAAAGGCGGAGTAACTAGAATGAAAGCTGGTAAAAAAGTCAAAGGTAAAAAAAGAGGCGGAAAGAGATAAATAAACATAGGGAGGTTTTATGTCTTATTTAATATCTAATATTCCATACTTTAAGGTATGGGTAAGAAAAGAATTTACGGCTGGTCACGAAAAGTATCATGGAG